TAATACATGATTTTCAGTCATGTCTGGGTTTTTGTCTACAATGAACCGAAAGTATAAAGCACCTCCTATTTGTACAACAAACGCCTAGATTGCAGCACTTACATCCCCATCCCTCTCAGCAGCGTCTCATGGAATACTTTCTAAGATAGTACCTACAGCTGGAGAACATACTAAGAAGTTTGCTCCACCTCTAAGAGTTTTCTGGTGAATGATGTTAGATAGTTTTTGGATTTTAGTTCCTAAAGTTTGGAACCACTGTCCTTGGCTGTTATAGAAGCCTAGGTCTTCAGTAAATCCTGTTGCAGCAGAATTGATACCTTTGTTGTTAATAGCACTCCAGTACTCAGTACCTGCACCTGCAGATGATAATAACAAATCAAGAATCTCTAAGTCGATTTCTAAAGAGATGTACTCACTTAAGATTGAAGTAAGTTCTGCTTCAGCATCGATTGAGTGATATGCATTCAAATCTTGTGCAAATTCTGGTGTCCATACTGCTTTCAATTTACGAGTTTTCGCAACGATAGCAGATGATTTCATTTGTACATTGATTTCTGGAATAGCGATTGGAGAGTTGTCTCCGTTGATTGCGTTATTTCCGTCTTCGAAATCTCCTCTAAACTGATCAGTTGGTTGTAGTTGGTAAGTAACTACAGCTCCAGTTGCTACGTTTCCTTTGTCAGCGTCTAAAGCAACAAATGTTACGTTATTAGCATCGATAGTAGTAAACTCAGGTACGTTGTTAGATGCATTTAATACTCCATTAGCAGATGCAATAGTAAATCCTCTTACTCCTGTTTCGTCTAAGTTAGGTAGGTCTGTTTTTGCGATAGCAATAGTAACATAATCACCAGCAGCTGCTGATGCAGAATAGTCACTATTGAAGTTCAAGTCAGCCCAAGATGCAGCAGCTACAGTTCCAGATGCTCCAGCAGCTGATCCAGTGTTGTTGATTGAGTATCCAAATCTACCAGCACCATAAAAACCACCAGTGTTAGTGTTTCCAAAAGGCTCATTTCCACCTTGGTCACCATATAGTGAATCACCAGCAGTGTGTGTTCCTTTAGTTGTTCCGTATTGGAAATCTAGATAAAATACTAGTCCAGAAGGAAGATTCATTGGTTGTACAGAAACAAATTCTTTAGCAGCAATTTGTCCGAATACTTTACGTACTAATGGAAGAGCTACTCCAGCCCATTGCTCACCTACACCTGCAGTAAAAGTACCTTGAGATGCAGTTCCACCACCTGTTTGAGAAGTCTCAACAACTAGTTGTTTAGCTTGGCTTTCCAACAACATAGACATGTTGTTTTTGTTTGTTCCTTTAAGACCTTCTAAAAGACCTGTTTTTTCCCATTTGCCTGCAAGGCGCGCTGAATCACTCTGAAGTGATTGGTATGGGTTAGCGCTTTCTAATAAAGTGTTTAAACTCATTTTAATTAATTTTTAGCGATACCTGCTAGCTTTTGAAAGCGAGCAACCATATCGTTAGATTCTACAATTGGTTGTTTAACCGTTTTGTTGATAGTCCCTACAGCTTTTGAAGCAGATCCTTTAACTTCGTTAATTGATTTTTTAGGTGCAGATTTAATACCTTCACTTAAAGTGTCAAATACTAGTTTAGTTTCTTTTACTGTTGTAGCGTTATCAAACGATTCTAAAACTTTTACTTTTTGTGCTTCAGATAAGTTCTTAGCTCTAAAAAGTTTATTTGTGTAGAGAAGTTTGGCGTTTAGAAGATTTACTTCGTTAAGTTCAGCTCTAAGTTTATTAACTTCTTCTAGTGCTTCTTTAACTTCTTTATCTTCGTCTTTAGCTTCCTCTATTTTGTCATCTTCTTTTTTAGAAGCTTCTTCAATAGATTCGTCTTTTTTGTCTTCACCTTTAGCTTCATCCAATTCTAATTCTTCAGCGATTTCAACATCAGCATCAACATCAATTTCCATGTCGTCTGCATCCATTTCTTCTTCACCTTCTTCAGAATCAAAGTCATCACCTGGCTCCAATTCACCGTCACTGACCATATCTTTGATTACATCTTCGATAAACCCTTTAAGGTCATCTTCTGACATATCTTCTAAGTCAATTTCTTCGTCGTCTAAGGAGATTTCTCCTTCGTCTTCTACATCGATTTCTCCCTCTTCGTCTTCGTCTGCTTCCTCTATGCTGTCATCTTCTTTAAGTTCGTCTTTAGAGTCCTCTTTAGATTCTTCTATTTCCTTACCTTCTTCGATTTCAGATTCAAGTTCAGCTAACATTTCGTCGAGTTCTTTTTCCTCTTCCTGGATAGTAGTTTGACCTACTTTAGCAGGAGTTGGATCTAATGATTCGCCACTCTTACGATCGTAAGAAGGTGCGTCCATTTCTTCAACCTTGTCTTTAGAGTCTTCTTTTTTACCTTCATCTAGATCTTCATCCTTATCCATTTCCTGGAGTTTAGCTGAAAGCATATCTTTGATGTGTGGTGTAAAAGATTCTTCTAGAGCGGCTTTAGCATTAGCGATAGCAGTGTCCTTAATGGTTTTTGCGTCCGCAATTGCTTCTTTAAGCATTGTTCTGTTAGACATCCTAAATTTGTTTTTGGAAATACACTAATTAAGTAGTGTAATAATGGTTAG